TGGGAATCGTGGGACAGTTCGCCTGCTCCAGTTCAAAGGGATCGAGCGGGATCCTGCGCACGTTGGGACGCTTCGGTTCAATGAGCGCACGTGGGCGGGTGGGCATGGCATTACCTCTCTTGTTTAGGCCGTGGATGGTCTGCGTTCCATCGAGACCATCGGCAGGCCGTGGAACAAAAACGCTGCTTCACCCGGCGCGGCTGAAAGGGCGTCTTGCACCAGGCGCAGGCTTTCGCCCTAAAGACGGTCGGCTTGGTCATTTCGAGGCCTCACGAAGCGTAGCAACGCGGTATTCGGTACAAATTGACGAGTCTCAGTGTCACACCTTCGTTCAAACCGAGACTTCTGGCTCAAATTCCATGGCTAACTGCCCTACGAAGGCTTTGAACCCGGCTGCACCTCTTGTCATCCTGATGAGCCTAGCGAGACTCCGTATCCGTGCTTCGTACTGGCGGCACGTCGCCTCAACCTCACTAGGCGTTTCCGGCCAGAACCAACCATGCGAGGATCCGCAGGAACTCCCGACCAGATGCCCCGCCTCGACCGCCGCCGCCTTGACGAGTTGCGCCCTCCTCTGCCCGGCCTTGTTTCTGTCGAATCCCAGCCGCCCCGCCATGTCGGCGACACTGATCGCCTGGGCCAGGCCGCGATGGGTGGAGAGGATGGCGAGGAAGCGTGGCAGCAGATCTTCGATCGAAGCGGTGACGAGGAGGGTACTCATGCGACTCGTGCCTTGCCGTTGGCAGACTTCTCGATCGGTTCAAACAGATCAGCTTTACTTACCCCAACGAGACGCCCTAGCCTGATAAAGCGTGGGTCGTTCACCCTGACTTTTCTCCGGCGGTGCATCACCAACGAGAGGGTCGAAGAATCGAGTCCGGCATCCGCAGCCAGGTCACACATTCGCCTTTTATTCAGCTTCACACTCTCGTATAACTGGCGGCTAATATGGGTTTGCGGGGCCATGAGATCGTTGTAACGCATATGTCTACCTCCTATGTTCCGCAATCTATACCCCATAAGTAGGAACTGTCAAGACCTATTTTGCGGCAAAGAATTTGACAGGCCTACGCCATCGGCGGTATAGTTGGAATCGGCGGGGCATCAATCTGCCCGCTAGGAGGAGGTGAGAATGGATATGGTAGTAATGAAGGGACGACCAGCGAAGTACGGCAGCGCCATGAGGAAGACCAGCATTATGTTGCCAGATATGTTGGTAGAGGCACTAGGGCAGGACGCGAAGAAGTCTGGCTTCAAGCATTGGTCTGAACAGGCCAGATGTGAATTAATGTCGCCTCGTGGAATGTGGAAGGAGATCAAACCTTACTTACCGACTCAGGGGGCCCCTGGTAAGGCCTGATGTCGGAAGAATTTTGGGGCCTGACGGTGGATAGTCTGAGTCAGAACGGGCGATTGTAGAAGTTGAGGCATGGCTTATGGGGGATTCTATACCACCATTGAGGGGTTCCAATCGGTCAAACGCACTGTCTAGACTGGTTAGCCATGCGTACATTCATTGACCTTTATCTCCAACATCATGTTGCGCAGTTGACCGTCGCACGCGAAATGACGGGCACGATCCACCACTATTTTGGCCCGCTCCACGATATCACCTTGGCCGACCTGGCGCCGCTCCAGATCGAAGCCTGGTTCCACGGGATCGGCGCCACGTCGCCCAGCATGGCGAATAAGTGTCTCTCGATTCTCCGCACGATGTTTGAGAAAGCCAAGGATTGGCGCGTCTTCATGGGCAATAACCCCGCGCAGCGTATCAAGAAATATAAGGAGACATCCCGGAAGCGGTTCATCCAACCCCACGAAATGCCCCAGCTCATGGCCGCGTTACAGCGGGAGCATGAAGAGACGCAGTGCTACTTCCTCTTGTGTCTATTGGTAGGCTGTCGTCGCACGGAGGGTCTCACGCTGCGTTGGCAGGATCTGGATCTCATCACCGGACTCTGGCATAAGCTGCATACAAAAACTGACCGAGCACAAACCGTGCCCGTACCGCTCGCCCTGCTTAGGCGTCTGAATGCCTTGCCGCGACGGAACGAGTTTGTCTTTGCGACGGCCAAGGGCCATTGGAGTACCTCGCTGGCCTTTGAAAGGTGGCAGGTCATTCGGACCGCCGCCGGCTTGCCCGATGTCACCATCCACGATCTCCGGCGCAGCTGTGCCTCGTGGATGGCCTGCAATGGCGAAAACTTGGCGATCATCGGGAACGTGTTGAACCACAGCGGGTTGGCGCATACGGCCGTGTACGCGAGACTCAATGTCTCGCCAGTCAGTCGTGCGCTGGAAGCTAATAGCCGGCGCATGCTAGGATCGGCGATTAAAACCTGGTAACCTGGGCCGCGCTCACCCGCCATGCCGCGCGGACGTTTCCCAACATAGTGAATGGAGGTGTCCATTGACTCGATTCATCGCACTCCTCATCCCTCTACTGCTACTCAGTGCATGTGCGGAAGCCCCGCCACCGATCTTCATGCAGGCCGAGATTGTAAAGAAAATTGTGATTGGGCAATCGACGGAGAATGACGTACAGGCCCTACTCGGACGACCCCAGCAGATCCAAACTTCTTTAGACCAGACAGGCGCTGCCACGCTCTGGGTCTATCAATACGTTCGGCGCGGGACCTACGAACTCGTGCCCGCTCTCCGTGAACAACTCAGCAAGCCCGCGCTGCATTCCATCCTCACGGTGCATTTCGATCAGGCGCATTTCGTGCAGAAAGTCGAACGGATGGATCAAGAGATCCGCACGCCAGAAGAGGGCGGTGTCCTGGTGCCGTTCTAACTGACCCACTACCCGATTTCCACCCATGAATAGCTAGGCTGGCATCCTAGCGAACCACGCGGCCCACTCGGCCAGATTGTGCCGTTCCGCCTCACGACGCCAGGCCGCGTCCCTGGCCTGCTCGGCCCGGTTCTGGAGGATCGCGGCGTCAATGCGATTCCCACACTGGATACATTTCCACCACCAGCAGGCACGTCGTCCAACGGGTTCGCGCAGCAAGAGACCATGGCAGCGCAGACAGGACATGAGTATAGGCCTACCAAAGCATTAGGGTTTCGCTGGCACGGGCGGACTCACCACGTCCTTGACGGCGTTCACGTTGTCTTTGGTATCGTCCACGAGTTTCTTCCCGAGATCATACACGGCCACGCCGGCATCCAGGACTTTCTTGATGATGGAGCCGCCATTATCGACGAGCGCGCCGCCATCAGCCCGGAGTTCGCCGATGAATCGTGGACAGCCGGTGAGCGAGAGCGCGGCGACGGCCGATAGCACTGCACCCACCACATATCCACCACGTTTCTTTTTCTTCTTCATGATCGTTCTCCTGGTTAAGGTTTCTCCCGGCACATTTCCAGCGCAGCCCGGAGTCGAATCACTTCATTGAAGAGATTTGAATGCTCCTTGACAAACGCCTTGCTCACTGACACGCAATCCGCCTCGCACTGCACCGTCGCATCAGACGACGGAACACTAAGGTCCGGTTTGCTGGTACAGCTCACGATACTGCCCAAAGAGAGCATCGCAAGCAGGCCAATCATTTTTGGCAATCGCGTCATTGATCCCTCGTCCAATTAACTTCAGTTTGTTTTCTCGCGTGAGTTCCTGGTAGCCGTTTTCATCGACGGCAAAGCCGAAGACTTTCGTGAGCAAGGTGGCGACCGCAGAGACAGGATCGGGCATCGGTGTTTTATCCTCTCTAGGAAGAGTGCGGATCTCGGTACGGGACTTTCTCGGCCAACGTCCCGATCTTCTCCTCGATCTTGTTGAGCCGATCCTTCAACCCCAACATCCCCTCCATGGCAGCCTTCATCCAATCTCCAATCCCATCCATACGTTTCAGTTCTACGGTTATGGAATCCAGCACCCGCAACAAAATGACGGGATCGAGCTGCTCACTCTCCGCGTGCTTGCCTTTCAAGGCGGTGATTTGTTCAGCGAGCGTCATGATGGATCTCCTTTATTCCGATACGCCGGGCGTTAGGACGTCGGGGGTACGTCATGCGCGGGCGCGTTGGTCCCACTGTTCGACACTTTGGCGTCCTTCGCTAGAAGATTCCCGATGCCTCCGAGTACCAACCCACCGAACAGGAAGTATTCCGGGAGCGTGTTAGGCATCCCCTGCGTCATCAGGATATCCCCGATGAACCCAGTCACACCCGATGCAATGGCTATATATCCGACCAATGATGTTCTCCATGATGCACCCATCACAAACCTCCCTTGGTTAACTACTTCTCCGGCCCCTTCCGCTCGTAGTACCCGCTGTTCGGACGGCCCATACTGCTGTAGTTCTGCGAGATCGAGTCCAGTTCACGGTCCAGCCTCGACAGTTCGCTCTTCAGTTTGTGATATTCTTCCTGCACGGTCTCAGGCGCTTTCCGCAGGTCAGGATACCTGGCCTCGATTATCCACAGACGTTGCTCTAAGGCAGCGTAGCGATCCGTCAGTATAGATTGTTCTAAGCGTTGTCCAATTAATAAAACATCTCCCCTCACTTCCGCCATCTCTGGGTCCGGGGCATGCACATAGCGCCCATCGACGAAGGTCGCGCCGCCGTAGAGCGCCCCAATCGCCGCGGCCGCCGAGGTGATATAGCCGCCGAGTTTAATCAGGTTTTCCATTACACCGCCAGTTTCAGACAGCGTGGACAGCGGCATTCCAACCGAAAATCCATGCTCCACGGGTACGCTTCTGCCATATCAAAGCCGATGCGATTGCGTTCAAGCTGGCATGCCTGTTGCGTCGCATAATGCTCCAACTCCTGGATGGTATTTATCGGCGGTCCAATGAAAATTATTAAAAGCAACCACATCAGCCTAGCTCCGTGGCGGATCGAGCTTCTCCCAGACCCGCTGCAAGTTGTCCCGGATGTGTGTGAACTCCTGGTCGTCATGGGTTTGGTGGAGTTCCATCCACGTCTCGCTTTTCCCCAGCCGCCCGTTGATCGTCGCCAGGTGCGTGGTGATGTCGCCTAACGCCTTCAAGGTTTGATCGTTCGTGGAGACCAAGCGCAGTACGCCCCACCAGACGACCACGCCGACACCCACGACCGAGAGCAACACCAGGCCTTCGAGTAACGTGGGACTCATACCGGCACCGCCTCAACGATGTGATTAAACTGTACATACCATCGTTTCCTCGCCTCACTCATTTTTCTGCGTGACTCATCTGATACTGGATGACCCATATGTGATGCACGCATTTTCTGACGTGTTTCCAGGGTGTGTTTCCGTCCCTTCATAGCAGAAACATATGTGGCCATTCGCTCGACAGAGAACTTCCTACCCTTTTGTACCGCACTTAACTTTGCTCGATGCTCAGGTGACAACGGCTTCCCTCGAAAGGCGACCCCGATGTTTGTTCGATGCCCAGGCGTGAGCTTCTTCCCAAGATTCGCCGCACGAAGTTTGGCGCGACATTCTTGAGAGATCACACGGCCTCTCCCAGCCTCGCTTATTTTGGCTCGCGTAGCAGCAGAGAAGATCCTTCCCTTCAGGGATGCACTGAATTTAGCGACGGCTTCAGCAGTCGGCTTATACCTGAATCCTGTGCGAGAATCGGCGCTCTTTGTGAGATTGAAGAGAGGAAGCTCGTTCTCGTGGTACGCATCAATGAATGCCTGTTCTTTCACGGTGAGGCTAGTCTCTTCACATTCGACCAACGGCTCAAAGA